TTAAGCTCCCAAATTTTAATTTAAATGTTTATTAAAAAACTTATCATTGATAATCTCTAATCTTTTTCGTTCAGCCAAGTCAGGCATTTCCAAATCGAATTGATAAAAATCAATAAGTTCTTTTTGTTTATCAGATAATTTAATATCGCTTTTCTTTTCCGATATTCTTTCTCCTATGCGTTCTTTACGCACTCTAATTAAAAAGTTTGGCATTTTGTTTCCCTCACAAAAAGAAGTTAACCTGGGCGACATTATTATCGCCCAGGGTCTTTAGATTTACTTCAGAAGTTTAACCATCTGTTCGAGATGTTTTATTAACTTGTTACAAGTATCAACCTCGATAATTCCTAACGTCTCATCGCTAGTCTTATCGTCACCTAATCGCTTCCCGACGTCGGCAAGTTTTGCTAGTAAGAAGTCTTTATTACTAACAATGGCTCTCTCTTTTTTAGGCGCTTTGAAAGGAACTTTCTCATAACTAGGATCCTCTGATTGCCTAGTAAGTTCCGCTAAGTCATGGTCATCTCTAGCAATCGCTAATTCAGCCTTTTCAAAACGTACCTTATATTTAGGCCTAGAAGCATTAACATCACTATCAATTCTTCTAACAGTCTTAGACTTCCCATTATTACTTTCTACTGTAATTGGATTGCCATCGAACTCTTCCTTCTTAACACGTTTTCGCTCGTCCTTGTCCATCATATAGAACTTATATTCGTTATCAGTAAGAATACATTGCGCAACGAATTGTGTTGCCTTATCAGACTTATTGTTTGCGTAATTATCAACATGAAAATCTGTTGACGCAATCCCATCGGGATGTTTCGCCACAAGGTAAATCTGTTGAGCGATTGACGTATTAATACTTCCCTTCTCTACTTCGAGAGTATTAATTGCCGAAATTGCTGTCGTAACAGCTTTATTAAATTCATAAGCCATTGGCCTATTTCCTTTCTTAAAAATGTACGTCAATGACGTACAATTTGATTACATCGTCCCAAGGTTTCCCTTGTCGATAACTACTTATAACACTCTATAACACGTTATGACAACAGACTACACGCATTGATAAGATATGGCGCAAAACTACAATAGGCAACACGCACCCTACCCCCACCCCCCAAAAATTTAAGCTGGTTCCATTCGCGACTATATATTACTATTTTCCACAAATAATGAGTAAAATTTTGAGTTTGGCTACCCCCACCCCCCTCTATATAGGAAGACCCCCCTATAGGAGTCCCAAAAGGCTTGTGTAAAAATTTTTTTTATTCTATAACGTGAAAAACGGCTAACATCGGCTTGCAAAAATGACAATGACAGTAGAACCTGAACTAAATGTAAAATTATCAGAGTCTTCACCCCCCATAGATTTAAAGGATCGTATGGAGTCAGCAGCTAATACTGCCGCAGAACTTGCAGAACATGGGTTAGACGTTGAGCCGACCAAAGAAGATAAGGATACGGCTGCTAAAATTGTTAACGCATATGCAAGTAATCCCGAAAAGACTTCTAAAAAGGTCACAGACAAAAGAATTTCTACGTTAACACCTGCATCACTGCTCCTCACAAACAGTATTATACAGGAATTTGGGCAGTCTATTGTAGAAAGTTCCATGCAAATACGTCATCTTGTGACAAACAAGTTACTACTGGAGACTGACAACCCTGATCCTCGTGTTCGTATACGTGCATTAGAGCTTTTGGGTAAGATTAGTGATGTAGGACTGTTTGCAGAGAAGTCTGAAGTAACAATAACGCATCAGTCTACGGACGACATTAAGGAAAAACTACGTAGTAAGCTCGCAAAACTTGTAAATCCACCCGAAGAAGTTAAAGCAGCCGTCATTATCGACGGAGAAGCGTTGGATGTGGATAAAGAATTAGGTTTAGACAGTGAGTGAAGTTGCTTTAGACTTTTCTGAAGAAGAGATTCAGGTAATGTTAAACAATTTAGACCATTATACCCCCGATGAAGTGGCAGAGATTGACCGTATGGTCGATGAACTGAGTGTACGCAAAGAAAACACCCTTGCTTATGATGATTTGATTGAATTTTGTAAACGTATGCAGTCAGACTACATTGTTGGTAAGCATCACAGACTATTAGCAGATATGCTTATGGGTATAGAACGAGGAGATAAAGATCGTATATGTGTAAACATACCACCACGTCATGGTAAATCTCAACTTGTGTCTATTTTCTTCCCAGCGTGGTTTTTGGGGCGAAATCCAAATAAAAAAGTGATGATGGTGTCCCATACCACAGACTTAGCGGTAGATTTTGGACGTAAAGTACGTAATTTAATTGCTACAGATGAGTATACGTCTATATTTCCTACGGTTAAATTAGCAGCAGACTCAAAATCAGCGGGTCGTTGGAACACTAACTCTGGAGGTGAATATTATGCGTGCGGTATTGGGTCTTCTATTGCTGGTAGGGGTGCTGACCTCTTGCTCATTGATGACCCCCATTCTGAACAAGATGTCATTAACGGAAATTTTGAAGTGTTCGAAAAAGCCTATGAATGGTTTACATTCGGAGCGCGTACTCGGCTTATGCCTGGAGGTCGAGTTGCCATAATACAGACACGTTGGCATATGGATGACTTAACAGGACGTGTTGTACGGGATATGGGACAAAACGAGCGATCAGATCAATACGAAGTAGTCGAGTTCCCCGCAATACTAGATGTTGTGGATGAGAAAACTAAGAAATCGACTCAAAAACCCCTTTGGCCTGAGTTTTTTGACCTTAACGCGTTACTACGTACTAAAGCATCTATGCCTGTATTCCAGTGGAACGCACAGTATCAACAAGAACCCACCGCTGAAGAGGCTGCTCTGGTTAAGCGGGAGTGGTGGCAGATGTGGCAGAAAGAAAGTCCACCTGCGTGTGAATATATTATTATGTCTCTCGACGCTGCAGCAGAGACACACAACCGTGCAGACTTCACCGCATTAACCACATGGGGGGTGTTTTTGAACGAAGAAGTAGATAATTACAATATTATTTTGCTAAATAGTATAAAAAAGCGTATGGAGTTCCCAGAGTTAAAAGATTTGGCTATGGAGGAGTACTCTGAGTGGGAACCAGATGCGTTCATTGTGGAGAAAAAGAGTGCAGGTACAGCACTCTACCAAGAGATGAGACGTATGGGACTACCTGTGCAAGAGTACACACCCCACAGGGGCTCAGGTGACAAATTGGCACGTTTAAACTCCGTAACTGATATTGTAGCGTCGGGGTTATGTTGGGTTCCAGAGACACGTTGGGCAGAAGAAGTGATAGAAGAGATTGCAGGATTTCCATTTATGAGCCATGATGACCTTGTTGACTCTACCGTGATGGCACTTATGCGCTTTAGGCAGGGTGGATTTATAAAACTACCAAATGACGAGCCTGACGAGGTTCGGTACTTTAAACAACGACGAAGTGGATTTTATTGATGGTTATTGAGAAGGGACTATACTCCGCCCCAAAGGGGATCGACGAGGAAGTTGGTGAAGGAGAACTAGAAATTGAGATCGTAAACCCTGAAAGCGTTACGCTGGATGATGGGAGTATGGAGATTACTATTGAACCTGGAGCTGAGGGTATGGAAGGCGGGGCATTTGATGATAACCTCGCAGATATGTTGGAGGATAGTGACCTCAACTCTCTCGCTAAAGATATATGTGATATGGTCGAGTCTGATATCGACAGCCGCAAAGAGTGGGCAGATACCTTTGTTAAGGGTTTAGATGTACTTGGGTTTAAGTATGAAGAACGTACAGAACCTTGGGAAGGTGCGTGCGGTGTGTATTCTACAGTGCTTGCAGAGGCCGCCATCAGATTCCAAGCAGAGACAATGAGTGAGACGTTCCCTTCTTCTGGGCCAGTAAAGACTAAAATACTAGGGGAAGATACTAAAGAGAAAGAAGAAGCCGCTGAACGTGTCAAAGCAGACATGAACTACGAGCTTACCGAGAACATGGTTGAGTACAGACCAGAGCATGAGAGATTACTTTACAGTCTTGGGTTGGCAGGGTCAGCCTTTAAGAAAGTATATTACGACCCTAACATGGGCCGTCAGGTTGCTGTTTATATCCCAGCAGAAGACGTTATCGTGCCTTATGGCGCGTCACATATAGAAACCGCAGAACGTGTTACTCATGTTATGCGTAAAACTAAAAACGAGCTAAAGAAACTACAGGCAAATGGGTTCTACAGAGAAATAGAACTTGGAGACCCACAACCATACCACAGTGATATAGAGGAGCGAAAAGCAGAAGAAGGTGGATACTCACTTACGGATGATGATCGTTTTACTGTTTATGAAATACACGCTGACCTTATAATAGACGGTGCAGGTGATTCCGAAGAGGATGATATCGCTAAACCCTATGTTGTAACGTTGGAGAGGGGTTCAAACGAGATACTAGCAATACGTAGAAATTGGAGTCAAGATGATGAACTGATGTTAAAACGTCAACATTTTGTACACTATGTATATGTTCCAGGATTTGGGTTTTACGGGCTTGGGTTGATCCACATTATCGGTGGGTATGCCAAGGCGGGAACATCCTTGATACGTCAATTAGTAGACGCTGGTACGCTCGCAAACCTCCCTGGCGGGTTGAAATCGCGCGGATTGCGTATCAAGGGTGACGATGCCCCCATAGAACCTGGAGAGTTTAAAGATGTAGATGTGCCATCAGGGTCTATCCGTGACAACATCATGCCTTTACCTTACAAGGAGCCCAGCCAGACATTACTCGCACTCCTAGACAAGATTACACAAGAAGGCCGTAGACTCGGTGCGATTAGTGATATGAACATCTCAGATATGTCTGCTAATGCTCCTGTGGGGACGACACTCGCACTCTTGGAACGCACACTCAAACCGATGGCTGCAGTGCAAGCACGCGTACATTATGCGATGAAGCAGGAGTTTAAACTCTTAAAAACAATAATGTCAGAATACGCACCGATGGAGTACGCATACCAGCCTGCTAGAGGGGAAGTAAGCGCACGGCAAGCTGACTACATGCTCATAGACGTTATACCTGTTAGTGATCCAAACAGCTCCACTATGGCGCAGCGCGTTGTGCAGTATCAAGCTGTATTACAGATGGCGCAACAGGCTCCGCAGATATATGACTTACCGCAACTGCACAGGCAGATGATAGATGTGTTAGGAATTAAAAATGCAGATAAACTTGTTCCAACAAAAGACGACATGAAACCCGTAGATCCTATTAGTGAGAACATGGCGGCATTAACAGGTAAACCGATGAAAGCGTTTATTTACCAAGACCATGAGGCTCATATCGCAACGCATACATCCTTTATGCAAGATCCGATGATTGCACAAACTATTGGGCAGAACCCACAAGCACAACAAATAATGGCTTCTCTACAAGCACACATTGCTGAACATCTTGGGTTTAAGTATCGTAAGGATATTGAAGATCGTTTGGGTGTTGATCTACCAATACCTAATGCTGAACTCCCTGAAGAAATTGAAGTGGACTTAGCTCGACTTGTAGCTAAAGCGGGTGTACAGCTTGCACAAGACCATCAAAAACAAGCAGCGCAACAGCAAGCGCAACAGCAAGCACAAGATCCGATGGTACAAATCAAACAGCAAGAAGTGCAGATTAAACAAGCAGATGTAGAACGAAAAGTTCAAAAAGATAAAGTTGACGCTATGATAGATACGCGAAAACTTGAGCTTGAAGAGCAAGAAATGATAATGGACGCCCAAAAATCAGGCGTAAAAATGGCAGCGGATAGAAGAGCATCTAACGCTAAAATTGATCTTGAAACTGTAAAAACAATGCAAAATGGTAGGAATAGGAAACAATAATGGCAAAAACCGTCTTTGACGTGCTTAAAGATAACATCGAGGTTGATAAAGCCTCTGCACTAGAATTTCTTGGGAGTGGGGGCGCAAAAGACTTCGCTCAATACAAGGAAGTTGCTGGCCTTATACGAGGTTTGGAGTCCAGCATAGCACATATACAAGACCTCTCGCGCAACTATATGGAAGATGATGATAATGAATAAAGTAGCAGAACTGGATATAAATGAGGTAGACGAGCAAGAACTAGAAGCACAACTACCCCGTCCTGTAGGGTATCGCATACTTATTGCAATGCCTGAAATAGAAGAGAC